TCTCAGAGATTAGGATTCACTGACTTAATTGACGGTGCAACTTCTAAGTGGGGATACATGTACAAAGCTAGCTAATATTAGCTTAATAGGGTTTCAGGGAGTGTACCTAACACTCCCCCTTTTTAATTATGGCAGATTTAATAACATTAAGAGAATATAAAAACTTCGCTGGACTTACTGGAGAAAGTGAGAATGCGAAGATTAATGTAATTATTCCAGCCATCAGTCAAGCAGTAAAAACCTACTGCGGGACGAGTTTTGTAGACTATTATTCAAGTGCAAAGACAGAATACTATGACATCAATGATCAGTACACTAATGCAATAATACTCGATGAAAGTCCAATTGTGAGCGTGACTTCAGTTGCCGAAAGGAAGAAGCAATCAGACTCATATACGACACTAATAACAGGTAACTCCGACAGTAGCGGAAAATATGAATATATAGTAGATGAAGTAGCAGATACTATATTTAGAACTACTGAAACAGGAGACAAAATGTTTCCTCAAGGAAGGAAAGCGGTAAAAGTTGTGTATACTTCAGGGTATGCAACAACACCAGAAGATTTAAAACTAGCGTGTTTTGATTTAACTAAGTATTACTTAAAAGATGAAAGAAAACAAAATTTAACTATATCAGGCGCACAGATACAAAATCCTGTATCAACAAGTTTAAGAGAAAACATTGGTTTTCCAGACCATATTAAACGTATATTGGATTTTTATAAGATACATAAGTAATGGCTCTTAGAATAATAGAGAGAGATATTAGAAACGCTGTAAATAAATATACAGATTCTGTACTCAGGTCGAAGTTAGGAAAGACACATATACATGATATTAGAATTACTTCTGAAAATGCTAGCGTAGCTTTTCAGCAAGGAGTTGTAAATGTAATGGAAGGTATGAAGTTTACTACTGAAGAAATAAATCAGGTAAATGCAAAGTATAATTCAACTTCTAATTGGAAGAACATAGTTGCAAAACTGTATTCAACTATGAACTCTATGGCCGGAGTTGTAGAAACTAATCATAAACTACAAAGTTTCGATGAATTTCTTAGAATAAAGCCTAGTAGAGGTATTTATATGTTAGCAGAGTCTAGTAAGAATCAAATTATTATAAGATTATATAATAATTCTGAGCAATACACAGGAGATGTAGGATTAACAAAGTTTTTAAATGCTTTAAGAACAGCAGCATGGAATAAGTGGAAAGAAACTTATTTAGAAGGTACTGGCAATAGATTAGAAAGTGCACAATTAGAAAGTAGACTACCTCCAAAAAGAAAAGGCAGCAAAAGAGGCGAAACAATTTCAGCAGCTTTTGGAAGAGGCACTCCTTTTGCTCATGATTCTGAAACTGCAGTAGGTACATTTGGTTTAGAAGAGTTAGAACAAGATTTAAGAGCTAACCAAGATTTTACAGGCGCCTTAAAGGCTCTTAATACATACGGTATTAGTGTAGATGTTATATCAAGCGTTAAAAAAAGTTTAAAGTTAACTTTTGAGAAAGAAATCGTAGTATTACCAGACGGAACAGAAAAAGAAGTTAGAGTAATTAAAGGCTCTATTAGAAAGCAGGGAAAAGAAGCAGGAGACTGGACTAATATAAAACAAGATATTTTAGGCAGTAAAAGTAATAAAAAGAAAGGTAGTTTAGCAGAATTTTTAGATTCTGCCCAAGCAAAATTAGAAGCCTTAGATCCTTTAACAGCGGCTGATGCAGAAGCAAGTAAACCTTATTCAAAAAGAGCAGCAGAAAGAGCAGCTGAGAGGATAGTAAAAGCAGCTTTAAAAGCTCCAGGTTCTAAAAGGGTAAAAGGAAAAACACCTAAGAAAAGTAAAAAAGGACCGCAATCTGTTTCTATAAATTTAGGAGCAAACGGCCTATCTTCCTTAGCTAAAGCCCAAGTCTTAACTATAGCAGCAGGTACTGCCAAAATAGCTAGAAAAGGCAGAAAGAAAAGTAAAGAAGAGAAAGGCGGAGATATAAGCCTACCTAGATTAAGAACAAATATAAATAGGTCTTTGGGGGCTGAGATTAGAAGAAACATGGGAAAACCTGCTTTAACAAATAGAACAGGAGAATTTTCAAATAGCGCAGAAGTATTAAATTTAAGAGACACTGGAAGAACAATAACAGGTGAATATACTTATACTCTAACAGGCGGGGGACAAAGTAAAAATAAAAGAGGAGTTTACTCTACTTTTGAAAACTCAGGTAAATGGCCTTCAGGTTATAACCCGAAACCTTTAATAGCTAAAAGCATACGAAACTTAGCTTTAAGATATACAGAAAGAAAATTTACACTTAGGAGAGTATAATGGCACTTAGAACAAAAAGAAAGAAAATCGCCGAAGCTCTTGTAAGTAAAATAAAAGAAATTGACGGGAATCACCCTTTTAATTCAAATATATTTAACAATGCTGATTCACGTTTAGTATTTTTAGATGAAATTCAACAATACCCCAAAGTATGTGTTGTAGCAGGAGATGAAATAAGACAATATCAACCTGGCGGATTTAAATGGAGATTTATAACAATAACAATTAGGGCATATGTAGAAGATGCAAATGACCCTCAAGAAGTTTTGTCACTATTACTCGAAGACCTCGAAAGAGTAATTGACGATAATGACATACTAGTGTATGACGATACAGTATCGCCAAACCTACAAACAACATCTGCAACTATTACTTCAATAAGTACAGATGAAGGAGTTATAACTCCTTTAGGTATAGGCGAAATGGTAGTCGAAGTACGATATTAGGAAACAGGTAAAGCAGAAAATTCTAGCTAAACCCTTTCCAAAGTAAATATAGGAGATAAGCAAAATGGCTTTAAATCTATCAAGAAATACCTCGGTATTCGTCTCAACTGGTAATGGAGTACACGCAAGTGGTGGTTCAGTATTAAGTGTAGACGGATTCACAGGAGGTTCAGGACATGCTGTAGGAGACGTTCTTACTTTAGGTACAACTTCTGGAAGTGGAACAGGATTAAAAGTAGTAGTAAATGCTGTTAATTCAGGAGCCGTAACTTCAGTAGCACTTATAAACAACTTTAGAGGAACAGCTTTCGTAAATAATGAAACTGCAACTCAAACAGCATCAACAGGTACAGGTACATCTTTCGCATTAGTTGTAGATGGAGTTAGCGATCTAACTGCACAAGGAAGTAGATTACCTACAGGACTTTTTAAAGGTAATGGCACAGATGCAAATACCTTCAAATTAGGTGTGTTAGACGGATATAGTTTCTCACAGGGTAGTGATGCTACTGATGTAACAATTAGTGAAGCAGGTGCTGCTCCAAATAGAGGCTCAAAAAGATTCAATGACTCTTTACCACCAGCAGAATGGTCTTTCCAAACTTATGTAAGACCTTTTGTTCATGGTACAAACAGTCACAGATCAAGTGGTACTCATGATATGGTAGAAAATATTCTTTGGGCTGCAATTGCAGGTAAAGATATTACTGGAGGTTCAGAAAGTGGAGCTTCAGCTACTGCGGTAACTTGTGATGGAACAGATGCTGATGTATCTTTCGCAAGGTCAGACCATCATGAATTATTGAAACTTTCAATATTCTTTGCATTAGAAAACACAACATACAGACTAAACGAGTGTCAAGTAAACCAGGCAGAAATTGACTTTTCAATTGATGGTATCGCTACTATCTCTTGGTCAGGAAATGCAACAACAATTGACCAAGTAAGTACAGCAGTAGAAGATCCATCAAAAGCTATAACAGTTGTTACTGATGGGACTGAAACAATAAGTTCAGCAGCTACATATACTGAAGCGTATAACTACGTAGATACTACTGCACCAAGTGATGGCGATTATTTAAGAAATAAACTATCAACTCTAAGCTTAACGCATACAAAAAATGCTTCAGGTGTATTAGAAGTTGGCGCATCAGATAGTACAACTACTTATGATATTAATATCACAGGTGGCTCACTAACTATTGCTAATAATATTACTTATGTAACACCAGAAACTTTAGGTCTTGTGGACGTTCCAGTAGGATCTTTCTCAGGAGCTAGACAGGTTAGTGGTTCTTTAACTATGTATTTAGATACTAAAGCAAATGGTTCTAACTCGTTACTATCTGACTTAACAGCAGCTACTGACTTAGTTAACAACGCATTTGATATGAGTCTATTTATGGGCGGCGGGTCTTCTTCTACTCCAGTAGTTGAATTTGACTTACCAAAAGCTCATTTACAGATACCTACAATTGAAACAGCAGACATTATTTCAACAACTGTTGAATTTGCTGCTCAAGGTACTGACTTATTAACAGGAGACGAAATGACAGTTAAATATAAAGGTTTAACAAGTCATTCTGATTCTACTTATACTACAGACGTTACTGTATAACAATGACAGCGTACAATCTACTTCGAGAAAGTAGTGTACACATCGTACACAATGGGAGTCGTTATTTAATTAAAACGACTCCTGAAGTGTCGTTCTCACAAACATTCGCGGAAGATGCATACGAAGTAAAGACTTTGCACGATCAGACAAAGATGTTTCAGGGAACAACTATAACAAAAGCAAATCCTGCGAACTTTAGTTTTGCAGTTCATCTAACTCAAGAGAAAGATGAATCAATCGTAAAAAGTCTTCTAACAGATTACGACACAAGTAATGGAGAACAATTATTAAAATCGTTTGACTTATATATCGTAACTGGAGAAAGCACCTTCAAATTAGAAGGTTGCGTAATTACTCAAGGAGAGTTTAATTTAGCGAAAGGCTCACCACTTATATTAAATGTAAGTGGAAATGCCAAAAAGCTAAGTAGAGTGGGAAATGCTAGTTATTCGCTTCCAGGTTCTCTGGTAAGCCCCAGTTCGACTAGAACTCCCACCTTATCGCTTATAGACGTAGAGGTTGATTCAGTAGATGTACCGAATCTTGCCGCTACAACTTTACAAGTGCAAAACAATATCAATTGGACTCCTTTTGAAACGTTACAAAATAGTTTGTCAGTTACTAATGCAGGAAATGCAATGTATCCGACAACTTATACATTAGGAGATAGAGTAGTAAGTGGAAATATTACACAGTATTTAACAAGTAATAATTCTGCTACTTTTCAATCATTTGATATTTCAGCAAATGTAGGAATTAAGACAATAGTTAATAATTCTACTTTCTTAAACGCCAACCTTACAGGTTGTATGTTTACAAAAAGAAGCAACGTTGCTGAAGCTTATACGCAGACAATTGACTTTCGTTTAGTCAATAGTCCCGCAAATTTAGGAACCATTATAACATATTAGGAGAAAATAAATGGATTTAAAATCGTTACTGGTAGACAGTAAAACAACATGGGCTGAGTTCCCAGGATTAGATGGATTTGAAGTAGAACTTGCAAATTTATCAAGAAAAGAATTAGTAAACTTAAGAAAAAAGTGTACTTCAAACAAGTTCAATAGAAAAACAAGAGCATTTGAAGAATCTTTAGATGACGAAAAATTTGTAAAAGAATTTACAGAAGCAACTGTTAAAGGCTGGAAAGGGTTAAAATTAGGATACCTTGAAGATTTAATACTTGTAGATTTAAAAGGACAAGATCCAGAAATGGAAATGGAATTTTCTGAAGAGAACGCTCAAATACTAGTAGAAAACTCATCAGAGTTTGATAACTGGCTCAATGAGGTAGTCTTTGATTTAGAAAACTTTCGCACGAAGCAACAAGGAAAAACTATTAAAAAGTCTGGAGACGTTTCTAAATAATAAAGATATAGGTATGTCAAAAGACCAGTATTTGCTTATGTGTGAGCAAACTGGAGAAGAAATAAACTGGGATAAATGTCCTCCTGACTGGGAAGATTTTCCAGAATTCATTGTAACTGTTTTAAATATATTTAATAGTTTAGGTGATAGAATTTATGGTGATGTAGGATATGTAGGCAAAGACTTTACAAACTTACAATTCCTTATAGAATTGAATGGTATAGAGCAACATCAAATGGATTTTCTTTTTGATGTAGTACTGTGGTTAGACAGTAGAGCTATCGAGAAATCTCAGAAAAGATTAAAAGCTGAGTACGATAAAATGAAAAATAAAAATGGCAGATAATAAAGTAATAATTGAACTACTGATTTCCGAAAAAGGGAAGAAAGTATCTATGGTCGAAAAACAGACTGCCAAACTTACTGAAACAACTAAAAAACATAGAAAAGCACAAAAAGACTCTACTAAAGAAGGCGGCAAATACCACACTCAACAGAAAGCAATACATCAAACTAACTTATCTTCTGCAAAAGGTTTTTCAAAAATGAATCAAACCATCGGAGAAGGTGGCTCATCAGGTTTAGTAGGAGCATATGCTACTTTAGCAGCTAACGTTTTTGCAGCAACAGCTGCTTTCAATGCTTTAAGACAAGCATCCCAAGTACAGCAATTAGTAGAAGGTCTAGAAGCTTTAGGAAGAGCTTCAGGAGACAATTTAACACTACTAGCGGATAGAATAAAAGATGCCGCAGGACAAGCCATTGCATTAGACCAAGCACTAAGAGTTGCATCCGTTGGAGCTTCTGCTGGATTTAGTGGAGAGCAGTTAGAAGGACTAGCTACTGTTGCTAGATCTGCAGCTATAGCACTTGGTAGAGATGTTGGAGATGCGATTGATAGATTAGCAAGAGGTGCTGCAAAACTAGAGCCAGAAATTTTAGACGAATTAGGTATCTTTGTTAGACTAGATGATGCTTCCGCAAAATACGCAGCTAGTATAGGTGTAGCTACTTCTGAGTTAACGAGATTCCAGCAGAGACAAGCTTTTGCTAATGAAATTATAGAACAAGGCGGACAAAAATTCTCAGAAATTGGAAATAATGTTGATGTATCTCCATTTGATGCTTTAGCAGCTACTTTAGGAGATTTAGCTCGTACTTTTACAGATTTCTTTAATACAGTACTGGGTCCTATAGCAAGTTTCTTTTCAAATAATACCATTGCTTTAACAGGCTTCTTTATGGCCATAACAAAAGGTATAATGAATCAAGCTTTACCAATGCTTAATCAGTTTGCTGCTCAGGCTCAAAAAGGTGCAATACTACAAGTTAAACAAGCCCAAGCTGCGGGTAGACGAATTGATAAAGAAATACAAGGACAGAGAAATTTACTTAAACCTATAAATAATAGTGAATTAGCATATAATCAATTATTTGGAAAAATGAAGCAAGGTACTGCAACAGCCGCTGAACTAAAGTTAATGGAGCAAAGTTTAGCAAAATCTATTAGACAAAGACAGGCAGCTCTTTTAGGGGGCAGCGCAAAAACTCTTTCAGCAAGACAAGCAGAGCTAGCAACTACAATACAACAACAAAAAGAGTTACAACAGTTAATAAAATTAGAAAATAGTAGAGCAGGTAAAACTGGTGATATAAGAACAGCTACTGCAGGTGCAAAATCAAAAAGAAGCGAACAAGCAGTATTTAGAGAATTAGACAAAGACCCAAGTTTTAAAGGGTATATGAGAGCTTTTGGATTATCAGGTCTAGCCCAGAAAAAATATAAAAAGAATTTAGGAGACTCAATAAATTCAACCAAGTTATTCGGATTCAACCTAGGATTTTTAGGTAAAGCAGCAAACAAAGCCAGACCTGCAATCTTTGGGTTTGGACTTACATCAAAAATAGCAATTAAAGGAATATTTACAGCAATACCTGTTATAGGACAATTACTATTTGCATTAGATTTATTAATTGTTGGCCTCAAAAGTACAATCAAATTCTTTGCAGGATTTCGTGGTGAAGCAAGTAGACTAGAAAAAGCAACAGATGCTTTATCTTCTCAAATGAAATTCTTTAAAGAAACTCAATCTGCTTCAGCAGAAGAAGGAAAGAATATGTCAGAGTCTTTACTTACATCTTCTAAATCAACTGCAGAGCTCATTAATACTACAAAAGAACTTTCTACAGCGCAAAAAGCAGCAAGAAAAGAAAGTAGTGCATTTGGAAAACTTTTACAAGGACTAGCAATTAATCTTTCGTACTACTGGAGTATATTAGGAGCTAAATTTAACGGTATAGGAAATATAGTTGAAAGAGTTATTCTTAGAATTCAAAATGGAATTGATCGTTTAATAAAAAATAATATTAAAAAAATTAATGCTCTTATTTTTTTAATTAATTTTTTAAATAAAAATACAGGAATAGAGCCTATAGAATTTTTCACCAAAGATGGACTAGATAAAAATATAGAAAAAAGAAAGCAACAAATACAAGAATTGAAAGCAGAAACCAAATTATTAGCAACAGCAGCTTCTATAAAGATCTTTGGTAAAATAGCATCTACAAGTGCAGAGTTTGATTCTTTTACTACTGTACTCCAATCCGGGGGAGCAGCTGCAAAAGAACTTCAAGAATTTTTAGGAACTGATAATATTAATAAATTTGCTCAACAAGTAGCTGAAGCAAATTCAAGCAAAAGTTTAGAAGGTTTTTCTGCACAAATTCAAGAGCTAATAGGTAAAGACGGATTAGACTTATTTTCAGACAAAGTTCTTGATAGTTCAGAACTGGTAACTGTACTCTCAGCAGCACTAGAAAATGGGACAAAAAAAGCTGTTGACGAAGGAGACGCAATAAATTCTTTGGGTGAAAATTTTAAAAATAGTGGACAAAAAATTAATGAATTTTTAAATAGTTTCAATAAAACTACTTCAGTTACTGCATTTAGTGGAGTATTAAAATCTATAAATGATGATTTTAATCGTTTAGATGAAGCTACATCAGGGGAAGCCATATTTCAACAGTTTGAAGGAGCTAATGCTTCTTTTAAAGAGTTAGTAAATAATGGCGAATCTCTTGTTACTGCTTATGCAAAACAAGAAAAATTACTCGAAGGAATTAAAAATTTTGGAGTAGAAATTACAGACGAGATAAGACAAGAAGCAGCAATAAGAGCTGGAGTACCTGCAGCCATAAAAAATGAAACAAATGCACTTACTTCTTTGGTAGGTAAAATAAACGAAGCGTTACTTTATGACAAAGCTAGATTAGACACTTTAAAAGCTCAAGAACAAGCAGTATCTAAACAGGCAAAAATGAATGCTTCAGCAACAGCAGCACAAATTACTCTTTCTAATCAACAAACACAGATTAATTTAAGTAGACTACAAAATCAAGTAAAATTTGAAGAACAAGTTTTAGGGCTTAGTGCAGGGCAGTTAAAAACTGAATCCGAAATTGCAGAAATGAGTAGTGAAGAGGCGCAAAAATATGCTACCTTACTTGAAAAACGAAGAGAAATAGCAAAAGAGACTGAGAAACAAATAGGAACAGAGGAAGAGTTAGCATTAATAGGACTTCAGGCAAATGCTCTTGCAACAGCTCAACTCGCAACTGTAAAACAGAAACAAGCATTTTTAGCCACGGAACTAAAGACAACTCAAATATTATCAAATGTAAGTAAAGGACTTGGTGGAAAACTATCACCTGCACAACAATTAGAAGCACAGAAAAAACTAGCTCAA